TTACATCCTTCGCCCGCACCAAACAACTCTCCCGATGACATTCAACGAATCAACCGCCTCGCTCCCGATCCGCTCCGGCTCATAGATCGTGTTATCGCTCTTTACGATCACGCTGCCGTCCAGCTTGTGCTGTATCCGTTTCACCAGCAGCGCACCATTCAAGGATAACACATAAACCGCATTATCCTTGACGCCCTGGAAACTCATATCTATCAGAATCAGGTCACCCTCTGACAGCGTCGGTTCCATACTATCACCGGTCACATTGATCAGCGCCAAGGAAGACACAGGCACGCCCAGAGCATTACGTACCCAATCGGCACGGAACGACAGATGATCCACGATTTGTTCACTATGAATCATGGCCCCGCCGCCCGCGCTGGCGGCCACCTCGTAGCGCGGTATTTGGACGAAACCTTCCCCCAGTTCGCCCGTAATATCCGCTGTTTTGAGCCCTTCAGCCAGCGGGTAAGAAGTTTCGCCCCGTTTTATAGGCCCTATGCCATCCATTATATAATCAGTAAAGGACCCAAACTCACTTGCTATTTTACGAGCCCATTCCAGGTTGAATTTACCACGCTTTTTAACCCCAGCAACTGACTCTGTCGAAGAACCCACAAAATCAGCTAAATCTTTATATTTTACCCAGCCAGTGATCTGTTTAACTCGCTCCCAGGCAATTTCAAAGTTAGTTTTATCGACTTCCGAGTTCATAAGCCAAACTCGGAAGTTTGCACAGCATAAACCCGGAAGCTTCCGAGATTTGCAACATACTTAAAAATCATATAATTCATAAAAATAATCCTGAAATTGATTTTTATAACTTGGAAGTTAATTTTTAGATTGACATAACTAATTTGAAAGTTTATTTTCAGTCTAGCTTAACCACACACACTAGACACGATGAATACAAAAAAAGGAGGCGACCAATCATGGCAATAATTACCCGCCGCATAACCAAGCGTGGGGTCAGGATTCAGGGTTGTTTTTATATCTCCGAAGAACTTGCTCCACTGATAGGCCATCTGGTGACCGTGGAGGCACCTGAAGGCCCGCTGCCTCAAACGCTCTCCGTAATGTGCGAAACTCAATCTCTAGTGATTCGAGTGTTCCCAGAACTGCCTGAATACATTCGAACCGCAATGTCGGTTTTTCACAGTCGTCGATGTCGTAGAAATTGCGCGCCTTACACGAGTGTGCCATCTCACACGCACAGTCCTTGTCCTGATATGCCGTAGTGCCGGTGTACCTCTCATCCTCAAAAATGCCCAGCACGGAACCACACAAAGGGCAGTAGTTATAAGGTTCAGAAACAACGTATCCGCAGCCATCGAACGGACATTTATAAAGAACCATAACGCACCTCCAAAGGAAACCGATATGAACTACCTACAGCAATTGATCGACCTGCGCGGCCTTACCTGCCAGGACATTGCCACAGGCACCGGCTACGGCTACCACTCAATTCAGAAGACAGTCAAGGGCGTCCGGAGACACCCGCTGATCCGCGAGGCCATCGCAAAGCATCTACATATAGATGCTTTGCGCACATGGGGTCGCGGATCCGTTCTTTACCTCCGCAAACTGGTGGCCGTCGAGGCCAACCGGGTTGCCGAGGAAAAAGCGAAAACAGCGCGGGAAACCTTCCTCGCAAAGTACGCCGACCACGCAACATTACCCGCAAAACGAAAAGCGGTCAATGTCTAACCCGCATAAAAAAACAGACACAGCCGCAACCGGCCAGTTAAGCCTGTTCGAGGCCGTCATCCGTCAGGAAATGGCCGCACAGAGCGCCCCGGTTCCCGGCAGCCTCAATATCAAATACCAGATAATTGCGGCTTTAAAATCCGCTCTGGGTAACGCAGGCAAAACCCGCGAAAAGATTGCCGAAGAAATGACCCTTTATACCGGTGAAGACATCACAGTCGACATGATCAACACCTGGTTGGCCCAGTCGAAGCAGAAACACCGCTTTCCGTTGGAGTATTTGCCCGCCTTCCGCAAGGCCACCGACAATCTGGAGGTGCTCAATGTTACCTCCCTTGCATGCGGAGCCTTTACCCTGCGCGGCCCGGACGCGCTGCGGGCGGATATCCGGAAACTGGATGAAAAGAAGAAAGCCAAGGCCGAAGAAACCAAAGCCCTGGAGAACGAAAAGAAGAGGCTGGAAACCCTGCTGCAGGAAGTCGAGGCCCGCCCATGAAAACCCATTACACCGCCAAAGAGCTGGCCGGATTGCCGGGATTGGAAATAACAGAACGCGCTATCAGGGATAAAGCTGAACGTGAGTCATGGGAGTCCCAAAAGCGCGCAGGCAAGGGCGGTGGTTGGGAATATGCCCTAGCCTCCCTCCCCGCCGCCACTCGCAAGGCCCTGGCCACCCTCAACACCACAGTCGGCTACGACTCGCCCGGTATTCAGGCCGCCACCAACTACGCCGCACAGATCCAGCTCTCTGCAGAGGAAAAGGAACGGCAGCGTCAGAAGGCCCGCGCCGAGAGCCTGGCGATGTTCAACCGCCTCCCTGATTGGAAAAAACAGACCGCCAAAGCCAAGCTGGCCATCATCACCGCCTGCCACCATTACATCGTCAGCCATCGCCTGGCCAAAACCGCCGGCCAGAACAGCTTTGCCCACGAATACAACCTGGGCCGGATCGACGTAGCCCCCTGGGTGCGGACTGAGATCGGCCACCTGCACCCCGGCACCCTGCGCAAATGGATCACCGAAGAGTACGAGCTGGGCGTCATGGGGCTGGTGGATTGCTACGGCAACCGCAAAGGGCAGAGCAAGATCGAGACCTACTTTCTGCACGGACAGGACGGCCGGCCGGTAATGAAGCGGCGTGAAGACGACACATCCGAACCGGTGGCGCCCATGGCCGAGAAGATTCAGGCGCTGCTCCTTACCTACACCAAGATCGGCGAAGCTGATCGGGAAGGACTGGAGGTAGCCGATACGACCTTCCAGCTGGCGAGCGGCGCAACCGGTGATGATGAGTTGGTGGTTGAATTTTCCTAATTGACAATCCTTGGCTGACATAGTACAAGGCACAAAACAGCAAAAGCCCTTTCTCCCACCCAACCGGAGAGGGGCTTTTTTTGATTTAAAGCCGCTTTAAACCATCAAGTCCCCCGCCTGTTTTATCCTTCCCTCCATATTCATCCCGGAGGGACAACATGTCAGACAAACAATACACCATAGGCGGTCAAGCCTGGGTTCAGCGGCCATTGGTCCTGGGCCAGTGGAAACAGTTAATGGAGCTCCTCAAGGGGCTGGCCATTCCGGCCGGTGCCGGCATCCCGCAATTGATTGCCATCGTCGGCGACCGTCTGCCATTGGCCCTGGCCGTGGTGCTGATCGAGGAGGGGAGCAACCTGCGCGATCGTTTCGGTCTGCGCACGGTAGCAGGCCCGGACGGCACACAGATCCCGGAATGGTATCAGAACCCGGAAGTCATGCTGGAGATCGCCAACGAGATCGAGGCCGGCATAGACGCCGATACGATCATGAGGGTGGTGGATGATTTTTTGTCCTGCAACCCGGTCAGCTCGATTTTGGAAAGGCTGATGGGGGTACTGCAGACCGCCGGGCAGATCCGGGCGATGACATCGATGCAATCGACCTCATCGTCGCCTGCCTCTCCGGAGGAGACATCACCCGACGAGACAAAATCCTGTGGGGATTCACCCCTAGAGACTGCATCCCCTACCTCCGAATCCACGATCGCAACATCATCTACCGTGAATCAGTCATCGGCCTCTGCCGGGGACTCGGCGTGAAGGTGGATGATAAAGGATCCAAACCCAAACCCAATCCGGTCCTGCGCACGCAGGCCATCGGCGAATATTGCCATGGTGCCGAAGTAGCGGAATGCAGGACCTATTACGGCCGCGGACTGGAACGGATCTGCGCCACCTGTCCGGACTAAGATTTAAGTCCGGTTTAACACCCCTTTAGAGGTCCATTTATGCAGCAAGACATGCGACTGCAACTGATCATCGAGGCATTCAACCGCACCCAAACGGCCTGGACTGAACTTACCGTTCAAACTGAAAAGGCCAAGGCCGAGGTTGTCGGGCTGAATGCGGCCTCCGCCTCGAGCGGCAACGTCCTGGATGCGGCCGGTAAAAAGGGCGCTCAAGGCATGGGACAGTTGAACCTGGCTGCCCAGGAAAGCGCCGAGCGCATGAAAAGGGTTGGGTTGTCGGTGGCCGCCTTCAGGGGCTATATCGCCTCGGCCCAGGCCGAATTACCGGCTCTGCAGGGCAAAGTCGCCGCCCTGAAAACACCTCTGGACCTGGTGAGTGTCGGGGCTGTAGCCGCCGGCAATGCCCTGGCGGAGACCGGTAAAAATGGCGGTCAGGGACTAAAGCAGATTCATGATCAGGCTAGTAGCGCTCATTCGATGCTGGGCCAGATGGTGCAGATGGCCATTGTCATGGGCGCCATCCTGGGTTCGAAAAAACTGGCTGAAGGGGGGATCGACTACAACCGCACCCTGGAAAACTCGAAACTGGGTGTCGCCGCCATCATGACCAGCATGGGCGTGATCACCGATCAACAGGGGATGGTTCTCCAGGGACAGGAAAAGTGGAATGCCTCACAGCAGATCACTGTCGATGCACAACACGAACTGCAGAAGATCGGAATCACTACCGCTGCAACCTATGAGGAATTGGTCCAGGCGTATCAGGGTATGGAAGCTCCGATGCTGTCTGCAAAGATCAATTTTGCGGATAGCTTGGAATTGACCGGGCTGCTGACCAATGCGGTCAAGTCGATGAGTTTGCCGCTCAATCAGATTGTTCAAGAGGGCCGCGATATCGTCTCCGGCACGATCGACATGAACAGTCAATTGGCCCGCAGCCTGCAGATCACCAACGAGGATGTCAAAGGCTGGCGTGAAAAGGGAACCGTCTTTCAGGAAATCAAGAAGCGCCTGGAGGGTTTTACCTATGCCTCCCGGGAGTTTGAAAAAACTTGGGACGGCGCCTGGTCGAATTTTAAAGACGTTGCCCAGAAGGCTGTAGGGGAAGGCTCCACCCCCCTTTTCGACTTCCTTAAACAAGAGATGATCAAATTCACCAACGACATGGTCAATATCACCCGTGACGCCAGCGGGAAGATTCTCGACATCCAGGTCAAGCCCGAGGTGACAGCAAAGATCCGCGAACTGGCCGAGGACCTGAAAAAACTGATTAAGATGCTGGAACAAGCAGTTTCATGGGGCAGTAAGCTGGCAGAGCCGGCCATCTGGCTGGGTGTTGCCCTGGGCATCGGCAAGATAGCCCTGGCCATCGACGGCATGTACAAAACCATCGCTGCCGGTGAAACACTGGCCGCCGGCAGTACCCTGATGCGCCTCATCAAAAATCCGCAGCTGCTGCTGGCGGTAGCGGCCATTGCCGGAACTGCATACGCCGGCAATCGTGCCTACGACAACGTCCAGGTGTCGAAACGCGCTGATGATATCCGCGCCTCGCTTGGCCCTGCTAATCCGGCGCTGAATGTCGATCAGCTCCAAGGCCCGCAGCTTAAAAAAGTCCTGGAAAAATTTCCGGCCGCGACAAATGAAGAAATAGCAAAAATGATTCGGGGCGGCGGCATCAAACTGTCCGCCCCTGATTTTTCCGATTATTACTCATCCCCGGATTACAAGGTTTACATCGACGAAAAGCTCAGCAAGCAGCTGATCGACCCCGGCAAAGCTCCTTTTAATATCACCGGGCCCAATAAGGAGTCGGCCGAAGCGAAAAAGAAACGGCTGGCAGCCGAGCGCGCTGCCGCCAAAAAAGCCAATGACGATGCCATTGCCGAAGCCGAACTATTACAGCGCCAGTCATACGGCACTATCGACCAAGCCCGCGAGGAGGACCACGAAGCCAACAGGGGATGGCTGCATAAACAAAAATTGCTGCACGAGGAAGAAAAGATCGATGAGGCGGCCTGGATCGAAAGCCAGCGGCAATTCAAGCTGGCAGAATCCATGATCGATGATGATGCCATCACCAAAAAGATATTGGCTCTGAATGCCGAGTGGGAGGCGAAGAGCAGCCATTATGCTGACGGCAAGGCGCTCGACTCGGCCTACGCCGCCTATTCCTTGCAGTACGACAAGCTGATGCTGGATGCCACCAAGGCCACGAATGCCGAGCTGGTTGCCGGCGATGAAGCGCGGATAGCCGCCGCCAAGCTCAAAAAGAAGACCGAAACCGAAGCGGCCAAAGATGCCGCCGATGCCGCTAAATCCCGCAAGGCCGCAGCCATGGCAGAGACCGCCCACCAGCTGGCGCAGCTCGACATAGCCGAAAAAACCCGCGAGACCGGCAAAATCGATGCAATGTCCCGCCGAAAAGAGCTGCTCGAAGAGCTGCTCAGCCTTCAGGAAGCCGATCTGGCTGCAATGAATAAAACTGCAGACCCTCAAGCCTGGCTATCGCAACAGGCCGCCATCGACGGTACCCGCCAAAAGCTGCTCGACCTGCAACTGCAGGCACGTGACCTATCCAATGACATGGCCGGCGGCTTCCGTGAGGGATTGCTGCAATACGTGGATGAAACCGGCGGTGGCTTCAAGCGCATGGTGGATTTGGCCCAGTCTGCCGCCCAGGGCATGGAAGCGGCCTTCAGCGACTTCTTTTTCGATGCCATGACCGGCAAGCTCAAATCGTTTGGCGACTACGTCATGTCGTTTCTCAACTCGGTGGCCAGGGCCATGGCCAACATGATGGCACAGAGTGCCGCCCAGGGGATTGTCGGCAGCCTGGCGGGCCTGTTCAGCCCCGCAAAACCCGTCGCCGCTTTGGCTCCGGTGACGAAATATGCACACCAGGGAGGGCTGATCCTGCATGACGGCGGTTTAGTCGTTCCCCGCTTTCATTTCGGCGGCCTTGCGTCTGATGAGGTGCCGGCGGTACTCCTGAAAAAAGAGCGGGTTTTATCCCAGGAACAAAATGTGCTCTTCGAAAACTTCGTCAACAAGACTTCAGGCGGCGCTCCCAACGTGGCGGTCATCATCCATAATCAAACCGGCCAGCCCATGTCTGCCAAGCAGTCCGGCACCCCGACCTTTTCAGCCGGTCAATGGGTCATCGATGTGGTGGCCGACAACATTTCCAACCATGGCGTTCTTGGCCAGATGCTGGCGAGGTAGATATGCCCGATAACACTTTTCCCGCCCCGGCCTGTTCTCCGGAACCGTTCGACACCACGCCGATCGACAACACCATGCGCAGCAAAAAAGAGGCCGGCTACGTGAGCACCCGGCAGCGCTTCACCCGCCAGACATACATTTTCGGACCGATCAGCTATCCGGTGCTCCTGGCAGCCGAGGCGGCTGCCATCAAGTCCCATGACGATGCGGTCGGGGGCTGGAAGATCTTCCCCTGGACGCACACGGAGCTGGGTACCACCCACCAGGTGCGCTACGGCGAAAACGGACGGCCCAAATTCAAGCGGGTCGGTACCGGCGGCCTGCGCAGCTGCAGCTTTACCCTGGAGGAAGCATGAGCCTGTCCGATCTGCCCATTGCGTTGCGCCAGGCCGTAACCTCCCTGGACAGCCCCGGAGCCTGGCTGACCCTGCTCGACCTGGTGATCGAGGGCGGGCCGACCTTTAACCTTTGCAACAACAACGAGGACATCGAATTTCAGGGGCGCACCTACAGCGCCTTCCCTTTTGCGCTGCAGCCGCCCAAGTCAACCAATACCGGCGAGATCACTACGGCCCAGATCATGGTTTACGACGTGGGCCGGGCCATCCGGCCCCAGCTGGCCAAACTCAACGGCGGGGTCGGCTCCACGGTGCGGGTCTATTACGTCAATTCCGAGCTGCTCGGTGAAGACTATTCCAAAACCACGATCGATTTTTCGGTGCAGTCCGCCACCGCGCCGGACATGCAGATCATCATCAAGCTCGGCATGCCCAACCCGCTCCGCCAGCGCTACCCCGAGGACCGCTACATCGCCGCCCATTGCAACTGGCAGCCCAACGGCGCCGAATGCGGCCTGACGGGCATAACCTGCAACCGCACCTACGACCGCTGTGCCGAGTTGGACAATAATCGCCGCTTCGGCGGCAAGCGCGGCATGGACGGCAACAATCTGAGGTTGGCATGACGATACAGACTCTCCAATACGGCGACCTGTTAGGCCTACCTTTTCGCTACCATGCCAGCGGTCCTGACGCCTATGACTGCAAAGGGCTGGTGGCCGAGCTGTACCGGCGTCTCGATGTGCCTTTCCCGTGCTACGACAGCAGCGAAGATCCCGCCCTGCAGCATGCCGGCTTCATGGATGGCCTGGCGCGCTACACCACGCCGATCGCCCTGCCGGAGCCCTACTGCCTGGCCATGTTTTCAATCAATCAGCCCTATGTGCATCACTGCGGCCTGGTGTTGCCTGGCCTCTACAAATTTTTGCATGTCCGCCAGCATGTCCGGGTCTGCACCGAGCGGCTGGACTCGCCGGAGTGGGCGCATCGCCTGCGCGGGTTTTACCGTTTAATCCCTCTCGATCCCGGGGGAAGCAAATGAAAACCTATACCCTCACCCGCATCCACGATCCCTTCAATCGCACCGACAAGGATGTCGCCACCTACGAATACCGGGGCGAACCGCTCTCGGTGCTCCGCGAACGCCATCTGCCGGCCGGGGTCGAGTTTGTTTTCTCGGTCGGCGGGCGGGTGATCCCCGAGGGCCAGCTCTCAGAGGTGATCCCGCAGCCGGGCGAGTTTGTAACCTGTCTGCCGGTCCTGGGCGACGGTGGCAACGGCAAGCAGATCGGGACGCTGATCGCCATGATCGCCATCAGTGCCCTGGCGATCTGGGCGGCTCCGGCCCTGGTTGGAACGCTGGCGATCCAGATGTCCTCGGTCATCGGACAGGCGGCTGCCGGTTGGATGGTCGGCGCGGGAATGGGGATCATGTCCGGCATGGTGGCCGGCGGCCTGATGGTGGCCGGCGGAATGTTGGTCAATGCCGTTTCCCCGGCCGCTCGGCCCACGATACCGTCTATCGGCATGGATTACGGCAAATCTCAGCTCTATGGCTGGAATCCGCAGACCATTCAGCAGCAAGGCGGGGCCATACCGGAATGGTTCGGCCGCAACAAGCTCTACGGCAACATCATCGGTTCCTACATCGACACCGATGGCGATCAGCAATATTTAAATGTACTGATCTCCCTGGGTTATGGCCCGTACAATGATATACCTGCCGCCACCATGCAGATCAACGACCAGCCGATTTCAAATTTCAGCGGGGTCACCCCCGAAGTGCGCTTGGGACACCTGGACCAGGAGGTAATTTCCAGGTTCTACGCCACCAAGACCGACTACCCCCTCTCCCGTAAAATCACCACTGTTGCGCCGGTGGTCTACACGACCGAAACCGGCAATTTCGATACCCTGGAAATCGAGGTAGCCTGTCCGCAGGGCCTCTATAGCGTCAACAACAACGGCGGGTATGATGCCGTGACGGTTCAGGCGCGGGTGGAGATCAGCCTGCATGGCGCCGATCAGTGGCGCAACATCAGCGTCACGGCGGAAAATTATTATGCCACCAATTTAACCCGCTGGTCGGCCGGCTATTGGGTCAAGAGCGTCACCAAGCCGGTGGCCGGTGCTCCGCTGCCGAGCAGCTCCAAACTATGGTATGAAATCCAGGCCGGGGAAAACGTTTATCTGGGCTATCACGAATTTCCCGCTGATCCGGCCGGGGGTGGACTTCCGTACTGGGCCTGGACGCCCAACCATAATGTGGGTGAAACCCTGGCCGGTCACCCGGAGGCACAGTGGCGCTGGTTTGATGGCAGCACTGAAATCAACCTGGTCCAGTCGACCGTTGACTATTTTGATCTGACCGGCAATGCCGCCAAGCCTTTGCGTCGCACATTCAAAGCCAGTAACCTGGTGCATGGCCAATATGATGTCAGGATCACCCGCCTGTCCGCCGACTCCCCTGATTCCAACGTAAGGCTGCAGTCCGGACTCTATCTGAGCAAAGTCAGCACCGCCACTCCCGACGCCCAGGAATACCCCCGCGAGGCCCTGGTGGCGCTGAGGGCTTTATCCACCGATCAACTCTCCGGCTCGCTGCGCTTTTCGGTGATTGCCGATTGCAAGTTGATCCGGGTCTATGAAGATTCCGCCTGGAGCGTGCGCTACAGCAACAATCCCGCTTGGGTCATGTGGCACATCTTCACCCGGCCGGTTTTCGACAACAATCTGGCGGTGATTCGCTACGACGGCTACGATCCGACCAAACTGGACCTGACCAAATTTGTGGAGCTGGCCAACCGCTGCAACCTGCCGGTGCCGGACGGCAACGGCGGTACCGAGCCGTTGTTCCAATTCGACGGCGGCTTCGACAGCGAGGGTAACGTCTGGTCCGCGGCCATGCAGGTGGGTGAGGAGTGCGGCGCGGTACCATTCTGGAACGGTTTCCGCATCACCCTGGCGATCGATCAGCCGGCCGTGCCCGAGGCCGGCTTCGGTATGGGCAGCATCGTCGAGGGGAGCTTTGAGGAAACCTGGCTGCCGATCGCCGACCGGGCCACCGAGGTGGAGATCTCCTTCAGGAATCAGGTCGAGGATTACAAACAGACGCCCTACACGGTGATGGATCCGGACACGCCGGCCATCAGCCCCAATAAAACCCAGCGCCAGGCGGTGGGCATCACCCGCAGCAGCGCTGCCTGGCGCTACGGCCTGCGCAAGATCAAGTGCAACCAGGTCCTTTTGTGCGGCATAAAATTCACGGTCGACATTGAATCGATCGCCTGCACCCTGGGTGATTGTTTCAACTTCAGTAATGATTGGCCGCAATGGGGATTTTCGGGCCGGGCGGTTGCCGCCACCGTCAATACAATTACCCTGGACCGTCAAGTCACCATCGATGCCGGCAAGACCTACCAGGTGATGATTATCCACAGCGACGGCAGCAGTTCCACCCGTAGCGTGACCGACGCACCCGGCACCTATGAAACCCTGACCGTGGCCACGCCGTTTACGTTGCTGCCGGAGTTGTACGATCAGTATTTTTTCGGCGAGACCGAGCTGATCGCCAAGCCCTTCATCATCACTAAATTAGAACCGACCGGGGAGCTGCAGGCCACCATTTATGCCCTGGAATACAACGACACCCTGGAAAACGTCTATTCAGGCGCACCGGTCCTGCCAACTCCCAATTATGCACTCATAAATTCCCTGCCGTCGGTGACCGACCTGAATGCCGTCGAGCGGATCGTAGATCTGCCCGACAACAGCCAGCGGGACGAAATCATGGTGTCCTGGAAAAACCCGCTTAACAGCGCCTTTAAAGGGGTTGAAATATGGATTAATACAGGTGGCGGGTATGTCTATGCGGCTACCAAGGAAGATGAGGAATACAATTTTACCGTCGATAAGCCGGGCAACATCTCCATAGCAATACGATCGATAAATTTGGCCGGTGAACGGCAGCAATTGGCAAATGCTGAATTGTTCAGCATTACGGCTGTCGGGTTCATTGCCGAGATTCCCGTCCCCAGTGGATTGCAGATATTCGGCCAGGCTAACAACCCCGAGTTTGTCGGCCGGGATCTCAAGCTGACCTGGAACAAACCGGCCGGGCGGTCGGCCTCTGTTGCTAATGGCTCGGCCGGCACGGCATCGTCTGACGCCTGGTTCAAATGGTTCGAGGTGGTCATAAAGGATGCCGGCGGGACAATCAGACGCACCGAACAGCTCATCACCCCGCAATATATTTATGATTACGAGAAAAACTATTCCGACGGCCAAGAGATTCCCTCCCGCAATCTCATCATAGAAATCAGGTCGGTTTCCAAGCTGAACGGTAAATCCGATCCCGCCCGGCTTACTGTCTCCAATCCGGCGCCGCCGGTCGTGGCGCTGACCCTGTCGGCCGAATTCAAAGGGTTCAGCGCCAACCTCCAACCCTCGTCCGTGCCGGATATTGGCGGCTACGTGATCCATGCCTCGCAAGCGGCCGGATTCGCGCCAGCGGAAAACACCCTGGTCAATCGCGGTCCGGAGACCTATTTCCGCTATGCCGTGCCGTCCACCGGCACGTGGTACATCAAGGCCGGCGCCTACGACACGTTTGGAGAGGATCTAATCAACTATTCTCCCCAGTATGCGGTGACCATCCCCGACGCCCAGATCCTGCCGGACGATCTCTATACCACCCTGCGCGCCGACTTTCTTATCCTGGACTCGATATTTTACTTCGGCGACAACGGCGCCGATCCTACGCCTGCAACCGAGACAACCTTGTATTGGTCGGTCGGCAAGGTCGCCCGCGCTGCTAATGTTTATACCCTTGCGGCCGGTAATCTGGCCAATGCCGTCGGAAAGTTCGTGATTGCCACTCTGACTGCTGGGAGTGCCGTTCTTTCTCTGACCGACATCAACGCCGGCATTCCTGCCCTGAATAACAACCAGATCATCATTGCCTATACCTCCGGCACTCCTAACAGCGCCGGAAATTACATCTGTTACGTGCGCCAGGCTAATAGCGTCCAGTTCGAGGGTGCCAATATCCGTGACCTAACCGTGCTATCGGCGCTGATCAAGGATATCACTATTGACAACGCCACCACCGAAACATTGTACTCAAATTTGATCACGGTGCTGAACCTGGTGGTTGGCGATAATGTAACCATGGGGCCGGATGCTACCATCTCCTGGAGCAAAGTCAGCAGTCCACCCGCCATCCCTACTGATACAACGGACTTGACCGATGGCGCCAATCTGGGGGGAACAGCCGATTGGTCGGGAGTTTCCGGCCGGCCCAACACCACCTATATTGACGAAAACGGGGTTTATACAGGGACACTAAGTGCTGACAAAATCGTGTCGGGTACTGAAATAAAAATTGACTCCACCGTAGATGCCGTCCTATCGGCATTGGTTGTAGGCGTTGATTCGATTAGCAAAACCCCGGCCACTATTTACAATACCTCGCGAAGTTCAACGCAGGCGGCACTGACTATAATTCAGGGCCAGAAATTAGGCAGTCCTTTATCATCCGGCCCCGCCCTCGTGGCGACCTCACGCGGAAATTATGGTGCCGTCCTGAACGGTGGTTTAGCCCCCTTGCTTTTAACCCCCATCGAGGATGCCTCCCCGCCCACCCATTCCGCCGCAAAAGGGGCTATATTTTTGACCTCTGAGTGTGTGATGTACGTAAACAAAAGCCAGCCATCACCGGGCACCACCTGGGAAAAGATAGGATCACAATGAAAATTATCAATCAGGAGGGTTTAAATAATGGCTCAATATAAGACCGGCTCGGTCAACGTTACTAACGGTTCCGTCACTGTTGTCGGAGTCGGCACAGCTTTTCTTATCAACGTCGCCATCGGAAATTCAATCAAGGTAGCCGGAATCGATGTCACCTATCAGGTGGCTTCGGTTTTGGCCGATGATCAATTGACCCTGTCCGCCCCTTATCAAGGTGCAACTGCAAACAACGCGGCCTATCAAGTGGGTACCGGGTTCACTGACAATTTTAGCCTGGTCGAAATTGACGATGGTGACAATGACTGGCCGTACCACCTGACAGCCGGTGTAATCCGGCCCCTGGACACTATCCTAAAGGCGATCGCGTCCAGTAATTTCAAAACTACCGAACCGGCCATAAAGTTTGCGGGCATGCCCTGGGCTGATGCGACAAGCGGATACATGAAATTCAGAAACACCGCTAATACGGCCTGGATCAGTGCCTGGAAACTCGATGGTAGCGCGGGGGGCTTGTTTTCACCCATTGCAGGCCCTGGTAGTTTACAGGCCTTTGCTACTGGTGCGCTGACGGCGACTTCTGTAATTACGTCAGGGGATGGGCGTGTAGGCTCTGCTACAACTATTTATAATGCCCGATTTGAAGTAATCAAAGGGGCTGCTGCTGCGTATGAAACTGTTGGAGATGAATTTACGCAGGCATCGGCAAATAAAACTTTAGGGTTAGGCACTGGTGGCTATCGTAATGTTATTACTATAAACGCAAGTACAGGTTCGGTTGCTGCAACCAGATCAACTACAGGTTTATTGCTTAACTCCTTTTATAGCTCCAATGCGTATGCTGCTGCTTCCCTGCTTGTAAACTGCAATACAGGTAATGGCACAATACATTTTTACACTGGTGCAGGTTCAGTTGAGACACCTATAGAACGAGCGGTGATTAGCTCAACTGGCCTTGCTGTAACAGGTGCGATAAGTGCAACAGGAACAATAAGCAACACAAAAACCACAGCAGTTCTTGCTGACGCAATGCTTCAAAATTCTGTGGGCTCATGTCAAATTGGTGTTAACAGTGCAGGAAACGCTTTTGTAGGTTCTATAACTACAGATAAAAATTTTCTACTTTATGCAAATAATGTACTAAAAGCAACACTATCAGCCACGGGTCTTGCTGTAACGGGTATTGTCACAACCACTGATGTATTAACTGTAGGCACTACAAATGCCACATCAGTAATTCAAACAGGCGGGACTAATACTCACTTATATTTAAAGGCAGTCGGCGCAGCCGGTTCAGTTGTCTTAGTAGCAAATGGTACAAATATAGCGACAGCTTCCCCAGTGACAGGTTTTAGTGTAACAGGACTTACCACTACGACAACGCTTAGAATTAATACAGCACCAACTGATTCAGCAGCAACAGCATCTACGCATAAAGTAGCAGTTAACTTAAATGGTACTGCGTATTATTTACTTGCTACAACTTAAGCGTATAAGCACTCTTACCACAGCTAGGCTTATAACCGAAAAGGAGAACCTTACTCCCTGCTGTGGTAATAACTATAAGGACTATCCAAAGGAGATAGAAATGAAGAAGAAGGACTTGTTTATGTTGTTGCAAGGACTAAATGACGTGGCTGATTTTTCCGGGGCTAAATTCGCGTACGCCATTGCTAAAAACATTAAGCTGGTAGAGGACGAATGTAACCTGCTGAGAGGCTTAACCAAACCCAATGATGCGTTCATGGAATATAACGGAAAAAGAGAAGCGCTCGCACAAAAGTACTGTGAAAAAAACGAAGACAATACACCAAAAACCAACGATAACGAGTATGTCATGGGCGTTGGAAAGTTAAAATTCAAACAGGAACATTCGGCTCTGCTTATTGAATATGCGGACGCAATAGCCGAATACAATAGCAAGCTGGCTGACTTCAATGCGCTGCTTGAAGAAAATGCGGATATTGAATTATTTAAAATCAGTTCCGAGTTACTTCCGGACGCGATTACGCCAAAACATGTTGTGGCAATAATGGCAGTAATCGAGGAATGAAAGTGATTGTACATTAACAGAAGAGGCAGCGGCCGACCCGTACTGGCATACGAATCAGCCGCCGACCCACAGAGCAAAGCTGTGAGCCAACCAAGGCTGCCCCGCCCCGATCGAGGCGAGGGGGAGCCTAACACAAAACCATTTAACCTGCAATGGAGGCTCATAGATGAAACAGCATTATCCTGTATTGGCGTGGCCGGGTGGCAAGCGCCGCCTGGCAAAGATCCTTTTACCTATCATTGAATCACGACCGCACACCTGTTATGTAGAGGCATTCTCCGGGGCGGCATCAATGTTGATGATGCGCAACCCGGCCGAGGTTGAAGTTTTAAACGACATCAACACTGAACTGGCTAACCTGCATCGAGTGATCAAATGTCACCTTGAGGAGCTAATAAAACAATTCAAGTGGTCGCTGGCCAGCCGGCAGTTATACGAGTGGTCCAAATCCACGCCGGCAGAAGTATTGACCGATATACAACGCGCAGCGCGTTTCCTGTTCATTCAAAAGCTATCATTCGGGGCGAAGGTTACAGGCCAGACCTTCGGCATCTCTCCCAGCTCTCCACCTCGGTTTAATTTACTGCGGTTGGAGGAAGATCTTTCACAAGCTCATTTAAGGTTGTCGCGGGTATGGATTGAAAGCCTGGACTGGCGTGAATGCATGCGGCGCTGGGATCGTGAATACACGTTGTTTTTGGCGGACCCGCCATATTGGAAAACAGAAGGTTACGGGGTACCGTTCCCGATCGAGGAATACGAAAGGCTGGCCGAGGTGATGGCCACCTGCAAGGGTTCAGTGGTTTTGACCATCAACGACCACCCCGAGATGAGGAGGATATTCAAAAAATTCAAACACCAAACCGTCGATATCAGCTACACAATCGGCGGTGGCAACAAGGGCTGTAAAAGGAGAGAACTGATCTTTGAAAATTGGTGAAAACCGAAGCCAAAAGCAAGGGGGGTTAAACTGGCGTTTAACCCCCCTAAAATTCCCCCCGGAAATTTTACAAACCATGTGGCAGATTTCATAAACCATGTGCCGCGTTACAAAAGCTCCTGTGAACCGTTGGGCAAAATAAAAAACAGGTGGCCGGCCTGCTTGGCCAACCACCTGTTATTATGGCGGAAGAGGTGAGATTCGAACTCACGGAGCTGTTACACTCGGCGGTTTTCAAGACCGCTGCCTTAAACCACTCGGCCACCCTTCCGTTATTACTCCTGTTACCTGTTGTTTTCCCTCAAATCTCTCTTGTGTTGCTAATTTGGCTCCAAATGTGTCGTTGTATGTACTATGAGGAAGGGCAAAAAGTCAACTGAAACGACACAGCGACTCAAAATCTCCTGCATTACATGTTATCAGTCATGTTTTTTGTGTTTTTTGTGTTTCTTATAATGCCCCTTGTGCTTGCCACGGTCGCCCTTTTCCTCGTACACTTTTTCCTTTACAATAACCCGCTCCCTCTCGATGACCCTCACTTGCGGGGGCGGGGGCGCCTGGGGAGTGCCGACCTGGACTCTGACGTTGGGAGTGCTGACATCAACACTCACGGCCAAGGCAAAACTTGCGGTTAACAGGACAACTGACATACTCACTATCACTTTCTTAATCATGAAATTCTCCTTCATATTTGGGTGTGACTGATAAACTGTGAGTATACTCGGAAAATATTTTTTTAAACAGGCTGTAAATTCATTTTTCCAGTGCTATGCTATACACAGATGGAAGAAGCTAAAAAAACCTGTACAAGGGGGGCGATACCTATCGAAGATACTCCACCATGCGGGAACCTACAGAAGAAGGCAACATTGCTCCGGAGGTTGCAGCGCCGGAAAAAACCTTGAAAAGGCAAACAAAGAAGTACCAATAAAAGAAGCCCACCGATTTTTTGGTGGGCTTTTCATTTGCAAGCAACAGCAATTATTCACAGGCCTCGCATCAAAGCGGCTGACGGGCTGCTATCTCCTCGGCACGTGCCGGGCGTATTGCCGTAACAGTGCAGTTGAATACCAGCGCAACTCCCGCCAAGGGATGGTTGCCGTCAAGAACGGCTTTCCCTTCGGCAATTCCGGTTACCGTGTAAAAAAACGAGTTGCCGTCCGCACCGTCTGCGACCTCGGC